GATGGTCGCACCATAGAAGAGCGCGAAAAACAAGAGAAGGCTAAGAAAAAGATGTATGGTGGTAAAATGAAGAAACCTGTTGCTATGAAGTCCGGTGGGAAGATGCCTAAGAAGATGTACATGGGCGGCGGGATGGGCAAGTGCCGTGGCATGGGAGCTGCTACTCGCGGCGGAAACTTTAAAATGGGTTAAGTTCAAATGAACTATTCTGAGTTAGTGCAAGCGATAAAAGATTACACGGAGAACGAAGAGACAACTTTCGTGACCAATATTCCTACGTTTGTACAGCAAGCAGAGGAACGCATTCATCGCCTAATCATCATACCGGAGCTTCGTAAAAATGTTACTGCTACCACTACAAATGGCAACCAGTATGTCACCAGACCAAGTGATTTCCTGTCTGTGTTTTCTCTTGCTGTTGTGGACGGTAGTAGTAATTACGAATACCTTATCCCCAAAGATGTGAACTTCATACGGGAGGCGTACCCTGCCGCTGCTACATCTGGATTGCCACGATTCTACGCTATCTTTGACGGTGATGTTCAAGCGACAGGCACAACGGGTAACTTTATAGTTGGCCCTACTCCAGACAGTGCTTACTCTATTGAGCTTCATTATTACTTTGACCCGCCCTCTATCGTTACGTCTAGCACTTCTTGGCTTGGGGATAATGCCGAGCGAGTTCTTTTGTATGGCTCACTTATTGAAGCCTATACATTTATGAAGGGTGAGCAGGATGTGTTGGCTATGTACCAGAAGAACTTTGACGAGTCATTGAACGACTTGGGTTTGCTTGGCAACGCAAGGCTAAAGCGTGATAATTATAGAGACGGTGAACCAAGGGCGGATATGTAATGTCACTAGGAAGTATGGGTATTCCTCAACACAAGCAACTTGTTGAGGTTCGGACAACGCAAAACAGAGGCTTCTCTCCAGAGGAAGTAGCGCAGGTGTGTGTGCAAAAAATCGTGTCTGTATCGGACACAGCACCCCCAGCTATTCGAGAGCAAGCCAAAGCGTTTGCGGACAATATTGAGGAGGTGGTTACTTTCTATATGAAAAGAGCTATCGAAAGTGATCGCACATCAGTGTATAACGCTCTCAATGAAGCGGGGAAACCCGATCTAGCTGAACTTATAAGGAGACTTTAGCATGGCCTTTACAGGTAACTTTATGTGTACTTCCTTCAAGCAGCAGTTGCTTGAGGCTCAACACAACTTCTTGCTTTCTGGAGGGGATACCTTCAAGATTGCATTGTACACCACCGACGCCTCTTTTACTGCGGCGACTACGGACTACACGGCGACTAACGAAGTCGGAGCGTCCGGTTCGTACTCAGCGGGTGGCGGCACGTTAACGCGCATCAACCCAACCACATCTGGGACGACAGCGTTTACAGATTTTGCAGACATTACGTTTACGTCCGCAACTATCACTGCTCGCGGTGCGTTGATCTACAACACTACAACAGGTGCTGGAACCGGAACAACAGACACAGTTGTTGTACTGGACTTTGGATCAGACAAGACCTCGACTTCAGGGGACTTTGAGATTGTTTTCCCAGCGGCTGACGCGAGTAACGCTATCATTCGCATAGCATAAGGAACCCGTCCCAATGGTTACGCTGGTCAACAGAGCAAAGATGTCCACGGCAACCACCGGGACGGGAACAGTTACTTTAGGTAGCGCAGAGAGCGGGTTTCAAAGCTTTGCTGCCGCTGGCGTCTCCAATAGTGATGTTGTGCGCTACACTATCGAAGACGGAAGTTCATTCGAGATAGGCACTGGCACTTACACTGCCAGCGGCACTACGCTGTCGCGCACTTTGGTTGAGAGTTCGACTGGGTCGCTTCTTAACTTGAGCGGCGATGCCGTAGTCTTCGTCACTGCCGCTGGCTCTGACATCCAGCAACCTCCCTCCGAGGGCGCTTTTGTAAATGGTGACAAGACGAAGCTAGATGGCATTGAGGCTGGTGCTACTATAGATCAAACGCCCAGCGAATTACTGACAGCTATTAAGACGGTTGACGGTTCAGGCTCTGGTCTTGATGCTGATACAGTAGATGGTGTACATGCCGATGCCTTGAAGCAGGCTGTAAACGCAACTGCTCTTACCTCAAGTGACAGCATAGATAGTGTTACTGATGGTTGGTACAGGTGGAGTAGCTCTGCTCCTACGGGTTCTTATGCAGACTATATGGTTATGGTTCAATCTAATGATGGGGCGCAATCTACTCAACTGACGTTTGGAACAACCAATCATATTGTTGCAGTAAGGCGTAAAGATGCTGGAGTCTGGTCGAGTTGGGCTGAAATGTGGTCTAATGAAAACGATGGCTCTGGTTCTGGTCTTGATGCTGACTTGTTGGATGGTCAGCAAGGTAGTTATTATGCAGTTTCTACTGGCTCCAAGTCAAATGACTTTAACGCAAGAACTGTCCTTCTAGAAAACCTTGAGAAAAGTAATCTAACCGTTGACGGACAGCTAGGTTTTGATAGCTCACAAGGTCTACTTGTCTTTCGCACTCAGCAAGGCGTTTCAGGCACAACAACTGTTCTTGATGGCGCAAATGTTGATGCTGGTACTGGCGTTACTATTACCAACTTAGGCACTGGCGGTACAGGCACAGAACCATTTACCTTCTCTATTGGTCAAGCTGTAGGTACGAGTGATAGCCCCACTTTCGGGAACATCACTGTCACAGGCACAGTCGATGGTCGTGACATTGCAACAAACATTCCTGCGTCACTCGGGACTGCGGGTCAGGTTTTAACAGTAAACGCAGGTGCAACGGCTGGCGAGTGGGCAGATGCTGCTGGTGGCGATGACGATGCCGTTTCAGTTACTATTGCTGGGTCAACCTACACGCTAGACCTTTCGTCTGGGCATATGTTTTACCCTTCTGCTGATGTTTTCGGAAACACAACATTTGCGCTTTCCAATATACCAACCACAAGTTTTGAGGGCAAAGTTCAATTTAGCTATACCGGCGGCACAATAACATGGCCTTCCGCATTTGAGTTCGTCGATGGAGTGGCTCCAACACTTGCGCCCAGTTACGATTACCTTTTTGAGTTTGACAAGATTAACAGCGCCACGAATATCAAAACAATTAATCACGGCAGGTTCAATTACTCAGGTTCCAAAACCTTCCCAGTTTTCATTGGATCGGGCGGTGTGGGTGAAAACAACGGCGGAAGCGGTTCTATTGATCTGACAGCACTGACTGGCGGCACATCATCGACAGCATCTGAAAATGACATTGTTGTAATTACTGTCCACTATGAAAGCGCATCGTCTGGCATACCAACAATGACTACCAGCGGCTATACGCAAATTGCTTCTGGTTCCGCTAGTGACACCCTAGACAGCCAAGTTGCTGTTTTTTACAAGATAATGGGCGGAACGCCTGACACGACTGCGGTTTATGCTGCGTCAGGCGATGTCGCTGGAGCAACTTCTGCAACGCTGATGGTATTTAGCGGCGTTGATTTGACCACTCCAATTGACGTTACGGCAACCACAACGAGTACGAGTAACACTGTAATTCCATCATTTCCGTCTATCACCGCATCGTCCAGTACCACAGGATCAATTCTAATCGGGGCGGCTGGTGGTGCGCATAACAGAGACACGGATGGATTGTATACAGACGCGGACAATCTATATGTTTCGTTTAGTTCGGCACCGGCAAATGACAGCGGCGACAGTGTAACTGGTATGGGCTTTCAGCGTATATCTGCCCCAAGCACGTCATTGACCCCTCCAGCTTTTGGTTTTGCTTTGCCAGATTTGGCTACATATTCTAACGTCTCTGCATCAATAATCTTGCGTGGCGCTACCTAATGCTTGGCTTTTCTCCACTTGCGTCAGCACCACTGGCAGATAGTGGCAGCGAATCCGTTAGCGTTTCCGTTACTGGATTATCTTCTACCGGGCAGATTGGTTCCGTCACAGTATCTGGGGATTCAATCGTCACTGTTACGGGCGCGTCATCAAGCGGCCTTGTAGGATCGGCGACTACTACTGGCACGGCATCTACTACAACCACGGGCGTACCTTCTGTCGGAGCGGTTGGCTCCGTAACAACCACCGGAGCCGCATCGGTTACAGCCACAGGTTCTTCTGCTTCTGGTGAAGTTGGTGAGCTTTCGTTCCCGAACGTCTTAGTTGATGTAACGGGTGTAACCTCTACAGGTCAGGTCGGCAGTCTATCTGTCTTCCCAGAACAAAACATAGTTGTTTCCCCGGTTGGAATATCTTCTACAGGTCAGGTCGGCTCTCCTACGGTAACGGCAGCGTCTACAACAACAGTCTCAGGCGTTTCGTCTACAGGTCAGGTTGGGTCGGTTAGTATAGAAGCAAGTGCTTCCGCTGGGGTATCGGGTCTTTCGTCTACGGGTGCAATTGGCTCTGCATCAGTTAAGACAGGGGCTTCTGTAGATGTACTAGGGGTGTCTTCTGCAGGTCAAGTTGGCACTGCGACTGTAGTCGTTTCTGAGAGTGTAAGTGTCCCAGTTACGGGTTCTGAAGCCACCGGAAACGTAGGCTCCGTCACAATAGCGAGTGGCACTGGAGTTAGTGTTACGATTACGGGGTTGGCCTCTACTGGTGGGGTTGGCAGTGTAGTTGCGAAGGCCGGAGCAGGGGTGTCTGCTACAGGCGTATCTGCCACCGGACAAGTTGGGTCAGTTACAGTAATTGTCGGAAGTACCAGTGTTACTGTAACGGGAGTATCTGCTACGGGCCAAGTAGGCTCCCCATTAGTTTGGGGCCGAATTGTCCCTGACGCCGGAACAAGCTATACACCTATATCGCCTAGTGCCGGAACAAGTTATAGTAATATACAGCCGAATCCGGGTACAAGTTACACGGGTATAGCGCCGAACCCCGAAACGAGTTATACTGACATCGAACCTAATCCCGGTACAAGTTGGGAAGAAGTCGCAGCGTAAGGATTTATCATGCCTAGTACATACACAGATAACGGTGGCATAGAAAAAATTGCCACAGGTGAACAGTCCGGCACATGGGGCGACACCACCAATACGAACTTGGATATCCTTGATCGTATTACTAATGGCGTGGGGACCATAACTCTTTCAGGCACAACCCACACCCTAGATACGACTAACGGCACTTTGTCGGATGGTATGTACAAAGTGCTTGTTTTGAGCGGTTCGCCTAGTGGAACAAACACGATTACTGTGACGCCCTCAAATGCTCAGAAGCTGTATTTTGTTTACAACAACTCCGGGCAAGATGTTATTTTCTCGCAAGGCGCAGGTGCAAACGTCACCGTAGCCAATGGAGACAGCAAGGTTTTGTATCTTGACGGCGGCGAAGCGTCTGCTGCTGTGTTCGACTTAACCGCTAACTTCGCGATGAGTAGTGTTAATATCACAGGTGGGTCTGTTACGGGCATCAGCGACTTAGAAGTTGCGGATGGCGGCACAGGAGCTTCTTCGGCGTCTGCGGCTAGAACAAACCTTGGCCTCGCTATAGGATCGGACGTTCAGGCCTTCGATGCCTTGTTGCAGGACATATCGGCGTTAGCCGCGACTTTAGGCCATGCTATTGTTGGGAACGGAACCAATCTTATTAGTACCGCGAGTTCTACTGACGCGATGATTATGCCAGCGGGGACCACGGGGCAGCGCCCTACCGCTGTAAATGGTATGATCCGGTACAACTCAAGCGAGGCTAAGTTCGAGGGTTATGCCAACGGTGCGTGGGGTACGATTGGCGGCGGCGGTTTCGATACGCAGGAGACTACGACAACTTCCGTGTCTCAGGTTGCAGTAGGTACATACGATGCGGCTACGGTCTTGGGCCTAAAGGTTTTGATCCAAGTCACCGACACGGTTGCCACAGAGCGGTACATCACAGAGCTTCTGGTTACACATGACGGGACCACAGCAGTGGCTACGGAGTACGGTCAAGTGGCTACGGACACGGCTTTGGCTACGTTTGATGTTGATATAAACAGCGGAAACATACGAATACTTGCAACTCCTGCCAGTACTAACTCCACAACATTCCTTGTTCGTGGAGCGGAGATGTCTGCTGTAGTATAAGTGCAATTGAACTTTAGGGGAAAGGGAACCTAAATGGCAAACGACAAGGATTTCAAAGCCAAGAACCGAGTAACGGCTTTAGCGTTCCACGAGAAGGTGACGGCTTTAACCTCCGCTTCTGGAGCGATGACAGCCGACTTGTCCACTGCTTCAGTCTTTACGTCTACGTTAACCGAGGACACATTAGTGACTTTGTCTAATGCTCCGGCTTCTGGGTCACGCGGCTACGCAACCTTTGTGCTGAAAGCAGACAGTGGAACGCATAGGATATACTTCGACAAAGCTGTTAACTACGACACTGAAATTTACGACATAACCACCGCTCAGTGGGTTATCACCCTCCAGACATCGGATGGTGGAAGTAATTATTCCGGCGCGTATGCCGTTCAGGGGGCCGCGTAATGTCTAATACAAAAGATTTTAAGGTCGCAGACATTGTACAGGTGTCAGGGCAAACAACTCTGAAAACAGGTACAACCTCCACCTCTCAAGATAATTACCGGGTAATTGACCTAGACAACGAGGCGGTTTCCTCCACAATTGCAGGCCTTAGTACTCCAAATAACATCTTTTTTAAAGCAGATGGCTTGCAGGTTTTTCTTCTGGACGGGGGGGCCAGCGACAATGTCGAGAGGTTGTCATTATCCACGGCGTGGGACGTTACAAGCACTCTAACTCCAGTAGACAGTTTTTCTGTGTCTACTCAAACGGCTAGCCCAACATGGGTGCAGCTTTCCGACACGGGGAGGCATATGTTTGTTTTGTCCACGGGTGAAGACACGGTGTATGAGTATGACGTTGATCCAGCGTATGACATTTCTGCGGCAACATTCACTCAGTCCCAGTCCTTTGTTCCCGGTGGCGGTGGAGGGTTCACCTCTTTCGCGTTTAACGATGACGGTACTAAAATCTTCTTCACAGAGGGAACCAACACTACGATGTCCTTCTACACCCTAAGTACTCCGTATGACATCTCTAGCGTGGGTGCGGAAAGTACGCAGGCAATTTCTGGAGCGACTGGAAACGGGCAAATAAGTTTTGCAGACAACGGCTCTCTGATGCTGTGGCTTGATATAACAAACGACAACCTCCTGCTTTTCACTTTGTCTACGGCGTATGATCTCAGCACCGCAACGCTGAAGGAGACCAAGACTAACATTGATACAGATTTGCGCTCTCCTGTGTTCGGAGACTCTGGAAACAATGTGATTTTTGTAAATAGAATTGATGATAATCTGTACGCTTATGATGCCGAAGTAGATGTGTTGTCTGTAGACTTGTCTACAGGAAATTACTTTGAAGTAGACACTTCCGGCTACGAAGAGCTTTCTTTTACAAATCCTCCTGCCTCCCAGACGTTCCAAGTACTCCAGAAGGGTGGAACGGGTTTTGGGTTGGATGTCGGTGCGACAGCGAACTTTACGTCCGGCACTTCCGCTATCCCCTACTATAAAGATACCGGGACGTTTGAGTTTACTCTCACACCTGACGGCAGACATGCACTTAGTTTTGAAAACAATCAAGTCCGCTTGATGGAGTTGGATAAGCCCTTTGATTTAAGGGCAATGTCTTTAGTTAACTATGTTACCACGCCGAGTTTTGCCTCGAAGAGTCGGTATCTTAGAAATGACGGCAGGTATGCTTACGCCACGCAAGCATCCTCCCTCTATCAGTACGAGATAGACCCTCCGTTTACGGGAACGATCACGGAAGAAAACGTGGCTACGGGTCTGGTTAATGCAGAAAGGCTTTGGTTCAAACCGGATGGAACTAGGTTTTTCTTGACGGGTCCAGTTGACAATTCGACCATATCTACGTTTGACCTCTCCACCGCTTGGGATATCTCTACTGCTTCAAACGCATCAAAGAACTTAACTTTAGCGACGGATGTTACCAACATCGGGTTTATTCTGTCGGATGATGGCACACACCTGTACTACGGGACGGATCTTATCCCGGATAGAATATACAACTACGTTCTTACAACCCCTTGGGATGTTACATCAGCCGCACTTGTTGGCTCTATAGACCTTCCATCTGGAATCGGAACGAATTGGGACATAGCGGGGATGTATCCGTCCGAAAATAAATTTGTCTTAACAGATGGCACTGTAGTAGATACTTTTTACCAATCTCTTTTTGAGTTCTACACTAGCGGAGTTACCTACTATGCCCCAGTGTATCAGGACACGGTTAACTTTACGGGGGGCGCTGCGCCTACATACAACGAGGACAGCAACAGTAAGTTGATTACCTTCTCGACTAATGACGGCGGCGCTACTTACTATGCGGGGTACTCTGATGTCTAACTTCAAGATAAAGCACGGCTTACAGGCTAAATCCCTTGGTCAGGGAGCAGTAAGTGTTTCAGGAACAGACGTAGATTTAAATCTTGGAACTTACTTTTCCAAGACAATAAGCGGAGCGACTACGTTAACATTTAGTAACCCTCCCCCTTCAGGGTTTGGGCAAGCGTTTCAACTTGAAATTACTGGGGATGGTAGCGCCATAACGTGGCCGACCTCGATTGACTGGGACCGCGCCACAACTCCCCCCGTTACGGCGAGCGGGAAGGTGGATGTCTTTAATTTCCTGACGGTAGACAATGGCACTTCTTACATTGGTAAGAAGACAATAGAGGGGGCTTCTTAATGTCTCTTGCAGCAACCCTTTTTAACTCAAACACTACATTCGGGCCGGGGATAGAGGTCTTAGGTTTTATAGCTGAGTCTGGAAGTAGTAGTGCTAATATTACAGAGTCCTTTACTAATGGGTCATTGCCAAGGACACTGCAGGAAAATGATCTTGCAGTTGCAATAATGGTTAATACCGATCTTACAGCTAATGCTGGAGAATCGGACATGGTTGTAGAAAGCTCTGCCGCTGCGGGGGACTATACAGGCTCGACATACGCGAGTTCTGAGAATACTGCGACTACAGATCGGTGTCAGGTTAAGCTGTTCTACAAGTTTATGGGGTCAACACCCGATACTCAGGTGTATGTCCCTCTTGTTTATAGCGGCGACACTGACGGAAAGAACAGTGTAATTGTGTACTTTTTAAGGAACGTCGATACATCAACTCCTTTTGATGTCACAACTACTACTGCCACTGCAAACAACGTAGGTACGATAACTACTCCGTCTTTGACGATAACCACTCAAGGATCGGTGGTTATTCAAACAGGGAACGCGGGAGGCAACAGTATGGACGGGTTGTCTATGGACAACTTTGGTACATCGACAAGCGTCCCCGTTGGTTTTTACACGCAAAGCGTTGCCTCTGGAGCAGAAGACCTATCCAGTATAGCAGTTGTAAACTACGACAAATCGGGGACACCTGCCCTCCCTGTTTTCCGTGAGTCCACCACAAGCGGTGCGCTTGTTGCGATGTCGATGGCACTACGCCCTGCAAATCCGCCGATTTACTAAGTGTGAAAACTTAGTGTATACTATGCTTAGAGGAACAAGAGATGCCACTATCAAAGTTACAGTTTAGACCCGGCGTAAACAGAGAAATGACTTCGTATGCTAACGAAGGCGGTTGGTTCGACTGTGACATGGTGCGTTTCAGAGACGGCATGCCTGAGAAGATTGGCGGGTGGACTAAGCTCGGTTCCAATTCGTTTCTAGGGGCTTGCCGTGCCTTGCATTCTTGGAGAACGGTCAACCTGAACAACTATCTCGGTGTTGGGACTAATATTAAATACTACATCGAAGAGGGAGAAGGTTACTTTGACATAACCCCTATCCGTTCTATCACTCCTGTTTCCAGAAATGTTGCAGTGTCTATATATGGCGCATCTGCAACGGGTGAAGTGGGAGAAGTCTCCACCCCTATGGCGAATGTTTCGGTAACCTTGACCGGGGTTACGGCGTTTAGCCAAATCAATTATGTCGATGCGCAGAGCGAAGGTGGGGATATTGTTTACCTAACAGGGACTTCTGCTACTGGAGAAGTTGGGGGCGGGACTTTCATTAATACGTTGCCTGTAGAAGTTACTGGCTTGGAGGCGACGACTGCAGTTGGCGGTGTAAATGTTGTTACGACAGCAGTAGATTTTGACAGTGAGATTATATTTTCTGCTACGGATGGTTCCTCTACAATCTCTGTGAACGACATAGAACACGGCGCGGTAACAGGGGACTTTGTAACCTTTACAGATGCCATCGGTTTGGGCGGGAATATAACCGCTGAAATCCTGAACCAAGAGTATCAAATCGCTTTAGTTGTGGATGAGGACAACTACACGATTGTCGCCAGAACGGTGGCTAGTGTAAGCTCCATAACGGTTGACGGAACATACACGCCTAGTCCTGTTGTAGCCAATGCGTCAGACACGGGAGAAGGTGGCGGGTCTACTATTGGAGCCTACCAAATAAATGTGGGTGTTGATACTAGCATTTCAGGCAACGGTTGGGGCGCTGGAGCTTGGGGCCGAGGAACGTGGGGTTCTGGCGCTGATATTAACGCTGAGGCGGATACCTTGCGGGTATGGTCGCATGATAACTTCGGTGAAGACTTGATCTTCAACGTGTCCAACGGCCCAGTGTACTATTGGGATGCTTCTGCCACTAATCCGAAAACAAAACGTGGAGTGCCTTTGTCCAGTTTAGCTGGGGCTAGTAACGTGCCAACTGTGGCGACCCAAGTCATGGTGTCAGATCGGGATCGGCATGTTATCGCGTTTGGCGCAAACCCTTTAGGAAGTTCTGTACAAGACCCTCTTCTTATACGGTTTTCAGATCAGCAGAATGTAGCGGAATGGACTCCTACTACTACAAACACAGCGGGTGATCTGACTGTAGGTGTGGGTTCAAAGATTGTATGTGCAGTAGAGACTCGACAGCAAACCTTGGTATTTACAGACGCTTCTCTTCATGGGATGCAGTTTCTAGGCCCACCATTTACGTTTGGCCTAAACCTTTTGTCCGACAACATCTCTATTGCAGGCATCAATGCCACTGCCAGCGCACAAGACCGGGTCTTCTGGATGGGTCGGAATGAGTTCTTTGTGTTCGACGGTACGGTGCGAAAGCTACCCTGCAGCGTGAAGGACTATGTGTTTAGCGACTTTAACGAGTCTCAATCGGATAAAGTGTATTGCTCTACCAATACTTCTTTTAGTGAAGTCTGGTGGTTCTACCCATCCAGCTCTAGTCAAAACGTAGATCGGTACGTTTCTTACAACTACGACCTTAACTTGTGGACATACGGTACTTTATCTCGAACTGCTTGGACTGACGTTGGCATCATCCAAAATCCAATTGCTGCGGGAACGGACGGTTACTTGTATTATCACGAAGACGGCTTTGATGATGGAAGTACCAACCCAGCTAGTGCTTTGACCGCGTACATCGAGTCTTCTCAAGTCGATCTCGGTGACGGGAACGAGTTTAGTTTTGTATCTAGATTGATACCCGACATTACATTTAGGGACAGTACGGCTGCTAGTCCAACCGCCATCTTTACATTGAAGGCACGGAACTTTCCCGGCGGTCAGTACTTACAAGAAGACGACAGCTCTGTGATCAAGACCGCGTCAGTGCCTGTGGAGCAGTTTACTCAGCAAAACTTTGTGCGGCTTAGGGGTCGATCTATAGCTTTGCGCGTTGAGTCAGACACCACAGGAGTTGGTTGGAGACTAGGAGCGCCAAGAATTGATGTTAGGCAGGATGGGAGAAGGTAATGTCTGATCGTCTAGTTCCAGTACCGTTTTTCCCACTTCCACCGCAGGAGTATAATCAGCAATATTTTTCGGAAGTTGTGAGAGCAATATCGTTTTACTTTGAGCAGAACGCAAACCCCGGTGAAGGACGCAACACGTTTTCCGTCTTTACTGGGTTGCAGACCAACGATGTTGGTTTAGAGGCGGGGGCTATCTTTAACTATGGTGGTTATGTTAAGATCACTCAACTGAACTCGACACACCCGTCTGGCACTGAAGCAGTAGCTCAGGTAGGCGTTGTCACTGTAACGGACTTATAGGTGCATAGATGGCGTTAACTTTACAGCAGCAGATTGCTCAACAGAGAGCAATTCAAAGTCAACGTAAGGCTGACGTAAAGAAATTTACGCAAGATTACTGGGCTTCTATGCGTGATGCACGACGAGACCCCCAATACGAGAAGGGTACTTTTCAAGCGGCGTTCGCTGTTCGTGACCAGTACAAAGATGACCCACGAGGGCTGTTTGATATAGTCCGACGCGGAGCATTGGACCCGGTCATGCGGCAAGCAGAAATGACGCGCAGACAACTAGCTCGTCAGGTTATGCCGGATCGTCAAAGCATACGGAACACTTTAAGGGGTGAGGGGCAGTATGAGGGAGACCTTTCCTACGCCTTGAGGAAGCCGACTAGCGTTCAAGACATTGCGAGTAAACACGGTATGAGCGTTGAGCAGCTTGTCGCTATGAATCCAAGGTTCGCAGGGAAGCAAAACGTATTGGCTGGAGACGTTGTTAGGGTAACTGGAGAAGGCAGAAGCTTCGAGGATGCCGCATTAGCCGAGCAGATGCGCTATGATGCGAGCAATGTAGATAGCGAAGTTGAGTCTCTAGCAGAGATGCGCGGGTTGTTTGACGAACGAAAAAATCTTAGAGGTCGAGTGCAGAGCGAAAGAGCGAAAAAAGTTTTGGAGGGCGCACCCTTAACTGGTGATCCAAAGGCAAGAAAAAGAATTCAAAATCTTAATTCCCAACTTCGTGATATAGACGCTTCAGATTATAGGGGTATCGCTGCTCTAGGTGGTGGTAGTCTTCGTCGTGGGGGGGTTGGACGCCTTATGAATGATCGTTACGACGACAAGGCGAAGATGGTTCAAGCCGCACTAGACCCCAGAACAGCGGAAGAACTTCGGCAGCTCTCTCAGGCAGGCCCAACCATGCCACCTATGGATGGTCCTCAATCTGGTTCTATGGTCCCAACCATGCCACCTATGGATGGTCCTCAAGCCGGACCTAGGTTCCCAACCATGGCTCCTATGGATATGCCACCCGGTCTGGGAGGTTTCCTGCAGGCTCGCCAACAGTTGCAGAGTTACGGTATGCTGCCTCCGCCGCCTAGTCCTTACCCTCAACAAGTAAGTTCATATGCACAATATCAACCGCAGTTTAACCAACAATATCAACCGCAGTTTAACCAACAATATCAACCGCAGTTCAACCAACAATACCAGCCACAGTTCAACCAACAATACCAGCCACAGAACTCGTTTCCGTTCCAACCGCAGATGCAGGGCGGGAAAGGCTCAAGTACTGTTGGCTCTCAATTCGTAGGATTTTAAATATGCCAGAACCAGATTACGGCGTAAGTCTATCAGCACCAACAACATCAATAAACCCAAAACCAAAGACATCATCGGCGTCAGTGCCAAAAGAAAAGAGCTTTTTTGAGAAGCTCAAGGATAGTGTCACTGGACCCCCAACGGCAGCGGCTCAGGCTGCAGCAGATGCGTTCCATGCAAACGTGGGCAACAGTGATGATGGCCCTTCAGCCATGCAGGGCGGGATAGCTTCACTAAGCGGTGCCACAGCAGATGCTGACATGTATGCCGAGAACCTAAAGCGTTACAACGATTACATAAATAGCCAAAGGCAACCTGCTCCGACAGAGATAACTCCAGAGATGCGCCAAGCCGCACTCAGTCAGTTTGAATCGCAGCAGGGTGCGGGTCAGGTGCCGTACTACATGGCTGCGGCTCGCAACCGATATCCTCAATACGGTCAAAATGAAAGGTATGAGCCGTACGGATCACGATACGGCCAAGGGTATGGGCAGCAATACGGTCAGCAATACGGATCACCATACGGTCAACAATACGGATCACCATACGGTCAGCAATACGGCCAAGGATACGCAGCTCCAAACATGAGTCCAGCGTTTATGCATGCTTCGCAGAACTACGATATTCTCGGTGGTTCACAACGTCTTGCACCACGACCTATGGAAATGATGAGTTCGTCGGAGCGCACTCAGATTAATGATATGTCCCAAGCCATGGCAGATCAACAAATGGCAGATCAACAAAATGCAAACCCAGTGTTCAGCGATGCAACGGGAAACGAATTGATGGCAGCATTGCGTGGTAAAGGCGGTGGTAAAGGCGCGTCTCAGAATGCCCCTCAATCGTATGGCCCTCAGTACGGCTCACCGTCCGGCCAAGGGCAGGCTCCTCTTGGTGCGATCCTTGCGAGTCGGTTCGGTGGTTTCGGCTTCTAGATGATCCAACAAAAGGGATAACCATAGTGCTTTGTGTGCTGGCCTTTGTGGGGTACGGGCATACGTTTATACAAGGGGGAGGTAACAGGCTTTACAAAGCCTGTTACTACGACTGCGGAACACCGGGCGGTAAAAACTCCCAGTTGTACGACAGGAAGTATATTGTCAGCTATAATTCCTATTGCCCCAAAAGGTTTACAGATACATGATTGATCCTATCTCAGCCCTTTCAATCGCAGCCTCTGCTGTATCTAGTGCCAAGACCTTGTTGGCGGCTGGCCGCGATGCGTCAGGCGCATTGAGTAAATTTGCTGGGGCTGTCAGTGACGTAAACTACGCGGCTGAAAAGGCTAAGAATCCAAGCATATTCGCTTCACTCACCGGGTCTGCCGAGCAGGCTGCAATAGATGCTTTCTCTGCGCAGAAGCGCCTGCAAGCTATGAAGAAAGAAATTGAAACAATTATTATGTTTCAGCACGGCCCCAAAGGTTTGGAAGAATACAAGGACACGCTTCGTAAGATCAGAGCGCAGCGCAAGAAGACTGCGTATCGCAAGGCTGAAATCAAGGAGGCTATAATCATGTGGGTTGTCGGCGGGATAATCGTGATGGCGGGTGTCGCTGGACTTGCCGTAGTTTTGTATTTGTTAGGTAAACAACAGGGGAAGTGGTGATGGCACAAACAGTTTTAGATGATTGGAAAATTCTGCCACGTTTGATGATGTTGGTTACGACGATCATGTATATACGTTGCTTGGAGTGGGCGATGTCGCAACCTGACTTGTCTGTTAGTCAGGCTGGATTGATTTCAGTTGTAACAGGGGCTTTCACGGGAGCCTTCGGTATCTGGATGGGCAAAGAGTCTACGACCACGGTAACTCCAAACAAGATCGTCCACAAAGAAAGTTATGACAAATGATTACATTACTAGGAAGTTTGCTTGGTTTCGGTACGTCCTTTCTGCCGGAGGTTCTTAATTTCTTTCGAGCGGGTCAAGAACACAAGCATGGTCTTGAGCGCATGAAGTTAGAGATGGATATGATGGCTCGGCGCAATGAGCTGAAGCTGGATATTCTGGACAAGCAGGCTGAGATAAAAGAGACGGAGGGGTTGTATAAACATGATAGCATGGATGCTGGAGGTTTTATCAACGCATTACGAGGTAGCGTCCGGCCTGTCATCACTTATGTTTTTTTTGGCCTTTTCGTTGCCATCAAGGTGACGGCTATAATCGCTCTGATGGGACAAGGGAACGATCTTGGAAGGTCTCTTTCTTTGATTTGGGATGATGCTACATCTGGTTTGTTTGCTGCCATAATATCGTTTTGGTTTGGTGGCCGCGCTGTATCAAAGTACATGAAAGGTGGTATGAAATGACTTTTAAACTATCACAACGGAGCCTTGACCGAATGGAAGGCGTAGACGAGCGTTTAGTTGCCGTTGCAAAAGCAGCTATAGGCCATACAAAAACAGATTTTGGTGTGATCTGTGGGCTAAGAACCATTGAAGAACAGCGTGAACTCGTAGCCAAAGGTGCCTCGAAGACGATGAAGTCCAAACACATTGATGGCAACGCTCTTGACCTCATGGCCTTTATTGGTTCGCGTGGATCGTGGGAGTTGAATCTGTACGATGACCTTGCGGATGCTGTAAAGCAGGGGGCTATCGATGTTGGGGTTGCTGTACGGTGGGGTGCCGCTTGGCATATTGACGATATCCGGGACTGGGATGGCACGATGGAAGAGGCCATGAACGCCTATGTAGACTTGCGCCGTAGCCAAGGAAAACGTCCGTTTATCGATGGTCCGCACTTTGAGTTGATGGATTAAAATTTTCGTGTTAAAGTTCTATTGAACTTCTGGAGATAGTCATGGTCTTACCGCTGTTATTAGGAATGGGTCTGCCAGCATTAGCGGGTTCTGGTGCGTTAGCTGGAACATTCGCAGCGGGTCTGGGGGCGCTATCAACCCCTGTTTTAGCTGGGCTGGGCGCTGGGCTTGGCTCTTTCATTCAGACAGGTGACCTTGGTAAGGGCATTCAGACAGGTCTTACATCCTTTGTTGGGGGCAAACTGCTTGGAGGTTTAACAAACTCCACAGCACCTGCCGCTGTAGGTGGAGCGCCAAAAGCATCTTTCCTAGAGGCAGCAACAGCTCCAAGCCCGTCTGTACTGGATTTAGCAAAAACGCCTTCACCAATGTTTGCAAACATGTTTGGCGCAGAAGCTGCTAAGGGTGGATTGGGTCAAGCCTTCACTGCAGGGGCCGCTGCATTTACACCTGCCATGTTGGGGCAATCGATGACAAGCGCCCAGTTGGCGCAGCAAGAAGCGGAAGATAGAGCAAAAAAGAAGGAGGAGTCCAAGAATCCTGTTCCCATGCTCAATCCTTTGATAACTACCCAAAATCAAGACCCATTCGCTTCTGGCGGTGGAGAGGGTATGTACTTCCAATACGCCAGAAACCCAAGGCCTATGGAATCAATCCAATATCCATACTACTATGCAGATGGTGGCATAATGGCCTTTCGAGAAGGTGGAGAGACCGAAGCAGATCAGATGATGGCACAGAGCGGCATGAACGAGAAAGATGTTATCGTCGGTGCCGTAGAAGCGATTAAAGGAATGTCTGAGCAGCCAGAGATTGTTCTGGCACTATTTGTTCAGAAGTACGGCGAGGAAGCACTACGCGACCTTGTCGGACGAGTGCAGTCGGGAGAGCTAGATGACACTATCACTCGTTTTGAAGAAGGTGACAAGGGGATGGTGCGTGGACCGGGAGATGGTTCAGGTGTTGACGATATGGTCCCTGCGACACTTGAAGGGGAGCAAGATGTACTCTTGTCTGATGGGGAATTTGTCTTGAGGAAGAACACAACTGATGCACTTGAGAAAGCGTATGGTGGTGGGTTCCTTGATATTGTTAACCGTGCTGAAGAGGCAGCTCCTGAGAAACTCCAACAAATGGTGGGATAATTGAGAGTAAGCTTGGTGCCTCCAGAGGCAGTAAGACATGTATGGAAGGACGTCGAGAAGGTACTAAAGAAGAGCGTAGCCACAGCAAAAGACAAGTCGGAAACGATTGACGTCCTAGTTGGAATACTTAATGGCACTTACGTTCTTTGGGTTGTAATGGATGAAGATGACAGCATCGTAGCTGCATTCACCACAAGACTTATAGTATATCCTCAGCGGAAAGCATTGGTCTTAGATTTTGTAGGCGGAACGCGCATGAAGGAATGGAATGATCAGTTGATCGACACTATGCGTAAATATGCTAATGAGTTAGGATGTAGTCACTTAGAAGGCTACGGCAGGAAGGCTTGGGGTAGGTCGTTGAAGAAATACGGTTTCTATCCTGAGTACATAGCGTACCGAATGGAGTTGTAAGATGGGTAAAAGTAGTGCGCAGGCACCGGGTGATACGACTCAACGCCAGACTAATCTACCTGAGTACGCTGATCCGTACTTCCGCAGGTTGCTTCAGGGTGCCGAGGACACGCTTGCTCCGTTTCAGGATGACCTAAGTAGTCCAATATATGATGACGCTGGAAATATTACTGGGTTTGGTCAGAAGTCTACCTACCAACCCTATTCTGGCGAGCGCCTAACATCATCCTCAGATTACGGCGACATTCAAGCGTCTCGTGCCATGACGCGAGGTATTGCTCAGTCTGGTATACAGGGTATGCCGGAAGCCATGGACGCACAGCGCGAGGCCATGGACCTATCTCGCTTCGGTGTCGGACTGCAAGATGAAGCCGCCAACGCACAACGATTAGGTATGGCAGAAGCTATTACAGGTGCTGGGTATACTGAAGATAGCATCAACCGCCTTCGCGACATTGGACAGTACGCACCGGGGACGTTCTCTTCTTTTGACCCAACACAATTCGGGGGTTTTCAGTCTTCTGATTTCGATCCTTATTCTCGTTTCCGCCAAGCCAACTACAACGAATACGACTTTCAGCAACCAGATATGTTTACTGGTCAAGCGGTTCAAAACTACATGTCTCCGTATATGCAGAATGTTGTTGATGTTCAGAAGCAGCAAGCGCAGTTAGACTTTGATCGCCAACAAGCAGGGCGCGATGCTTCGGCGGTGCAAGCTGGTGCCTTCGGTGGATCACGGCAAGCAGTCGGAGACTATCTGGCACAGGAAGGCCTTAGCCGTCAGATGGGTGACATTCAAGCTTCAGGACAGCAACAAGCTTACCAGCAAGCGGCTACTCAATTCGGCGCGGATCGTGCGGCTCAGATGGACATGGAGCGTCTGCGTGGCTCTGAGTTGGCCCGTATACAAGCAGGTCGTGCAGGTGAGCTTGGTAGGGTGCAGACTGGTGAGGCCACTGATTTGGCTAGAATACAAGCAGGCCGTGCCGCTGAGGCTGGTAGGGTTCAACAAGGGCAATACTCAGACCTATCTCGCATGGACGCATTGAGAGCATCAGAATTGGCTCGTATACAGCAGGCAATGGAACAATCTCGCCAGTTCGGCGCAGGTCAGTCCCTTGCAGCAGAGCAGGCCGCTATGTCTGGAGCGGGGCAACTAAGTACTATAGGCCAAGGTATTGGTGGCTTAGGTATGAACATTGGTAGGACTGGCCTGAATTACGGTCAGTTGGCATCAAACATAGGCGCATTTGGTCAGAACCTTGCAGGGTTGGGCCAGCAACAACGTGCCGCTGATATTCAGGGCGCACAGCTACTTGAGACTATCGGTCGTGATATCCGTGCAGAGGATCAAGCGCGTCTCGACATGTCCTACGAAGACTTCGCCCGTCAACGAGATTATCCGATGCAGCAATATCAGCGGATGGCGAGCATCTTACAAGGTGTTCCAGTGACGCCGAATGTAGAGGAACAGCGGATGGTTTCTTATAATCCTCTGCAACAGGCACTAGGTGCAGGTATTTCGGGGCTTGGTCTTTATAAGGGTCTGACATCATGAACATAATCGACATCCAAGACGATCTAAAGAACCTGCCGGAGCAAGCTCTGATGCAGGAGATGCAGCAGCCCACTGGCAGCGCACCACAGTTTCTTGTCTTGGGTGAGTTGAAGCGCCGCAAGCAGATGCGCGATGACTACAATCGCCAGCAGAACTCTGATATGAAGACTGTCGCTGAAGAGGTAGTGACTGCAGCGGGAGCGCCACAAGAGGGCATCATGCAGATGGCTCGTTCGTTGAATCCCAATACCAACATGGCGCAGGACACAGGTCTGGCCCAAGCTGCACCTGTAACTCCGACACAAGCACCACAACCACAGGCACCTCAGATGATGTCGGGCGGTGGCATTCTGCGGATGGCTAGGGGTGGACGATTTGGGACAGATATTTTGTACAATTACAAAACTTTCCTACAAGAAAATAATCTAAACGATACACCTTATGCACAAGATATGTTTGCCCGTTTAAAAGAAACGATGGACAATAAGTACGCCACCGAAGGGCCAAATAACAATCCAAGAATATACGACAACGCAATAGGCTTTGAAAGAAGCCCAGAAGGACTAGGTTCAGTTAGCTCTGACGTATCTGATTTCATGCCTAACTCTGGTGAGTTTACTCGCCCTGAATCATCACTTTCGCCTCAAATTCTGAATGAGCTTTCAGTAGAACCAGACGCAGAATTTATTAGGCAGACTTCACCTGCTGAACCAATGTCTATTTTAGATCAGTTGCGTAGCAGTGTGTACTCGAACAACCCGCTTGAAAATGCCTTGGCTGGTACGGGTCTTGACTCTAATGTTATCGGAACTTCGGTCATTGATCCTATTATGAATAGAATTGACGAAGCCGTTTCCCGTGAGGGTATGCCGTCTCAAACGGCGGCGGACATTGCCAACGAAATGGCTCTGCGCAATCGTGAGATGGCATCTGAAAACGCAGGTAGATTGACTGTTGAAGAACTTTTGGCACCTGCTCCTGAAGCATATGACGCAACAGACAAAAGACCTAGGGCGCAAGGTATTGCATCGTTCGGAATGTTTGATCCTCTTGTGGATCGGATTAACGAAATTCGTTCCGAGGACGCTGCAAGAAACGCAGCGGCTGAAGCTGGCGATTTAAGTGCCTTTTTGGGTGTAGGCTCAGAAGCAGTGGATCGAGACCGTGAGTTAGACCCTACGCCAAGTTCCACAAGTGGAGGTGCCGATAAACCCGAGAGCGTCATAGCAGCAGATACAAGTATTGATTATAGCAATCTACCAATAGCTACACTTAATAGACTTGCAGATGAAGGAGATGATTCCGCTATAAATCAACTCAGATTGAACGAAATTAGTGGTTTGCAAACGCAAAGCGATATCAGCACTGGTCGAGATGATCTCTATATGGACAGCATTATGCGGGGGACTCTTGGTCAGGGTCGTTCTGATGCAGCATACGCGGCTTCTCTTTACAATCCATCTGATATATCTAACGCTCAAGATACTATTACTAGTCTTGAGGAATATTTAAGATTAAACCCCGGTAACCCACAGGCTGAAGCTCAGTTGGCGCAGGCAAAAGATCAATTGATTGAGGCTCAAACTTCTAAAGAAACATCAATAGCACTTCAAGACATTGCGCCATCCACAACACCTCGTCGTTCTGAGTTTCAAGTATTCGACGCAACAGTGGCGGACGTTGAAGCAGTTGATGCTGAAGATGCCACTGATGGCGGACCTAACTTAGTCATTCAAGACGAAGTAATTCCAACCTCTGAATCTGAGAAAAGAAGAGAAACCGCAGAAGATGGCGGGGGGATAACCTCATTAAACCCTGTAGTCTCTGATGATAAAGATTCAGGCGGATCAAGCACTTCGTCTGGTGGAGCATACGGCTCTATAGAATCTCGCATAGCCAAAATGCTTTCGGATCGTGAGAGCAGTGCCGAGGCTGATAAGTGGATGGCGCTGGCTCAAACAGGTATGGCCCTTATGGCTTCCAAGAGTCCAACATTCGGTGGTGCGCTGGGCGAGGCAGGTCTTGCAGGGGTTGGTGCTTTACAGAAGTCCCGCAAAGCGTATGACTCCGACATCATGAGCTTGCTTGGTATGCAGCAGAAGATACAATCAGCCAAGTCTTTGGATGCCTCTAGGGCAGCCAATTCAACTACTGGCGGCAGCAAGGCACTAAACACAATGATAGATAACGCTCAAGCGGAATTAAATAGTCTAATGACAGAGGCACGATCTTATAGAAGCGTTGTTCGGGGCGATCCCGGCCTTGGAACAGTTGACAGAGTAATAGAGCAAATACCGGAAAAATTGGTAGGTGATATTGATACAGCACGGGAGAGACTTGCTACGCTTCAAAGGATATCAATAGGCGGTGGCGGCGCTCAGTTCGACGCAACTCAATAAATTAGGAGTGCATTATGGGTATTGTATCCGTAAAAGGACCGCAGTTTGGACAGTTTTACAGCGTAAATATTTCGGGCGACACTCCAAGTCCTGAAGAGCAATCTCGTATAAATCAATTCGTAGGACAGCAAGAGGCTTTAATTGCTCAACGGGCAGAGGGTCGTTACGCGCCATCTCAACAAGATCAGGTGGAAGAGGCTGTAGAACCAGAACCGAAAGGTGGATTTGGTACAGCGGTTGGTCTTGGGTTTGATGCCCTTCAGAAAGCATACGGCTCAACTCTAGAGGGCATAGGCTCCATCTCTGGCCTGCAGGGTCTTCAAGACTTCGGTAGTTCTGTAGTAGAGACCAATGAACAGCAGATAGCAGAGAAGGCACAGGCGCTAACAAAGCGTGAAGAGATAGACACTGTTGGTGAGACTGCTTCTTTCTTTTTCGAGACACTTGGTCAGCAAGTACCACAGCTTGGTGTAAGTCTAGGTGGTGCGGCAGCAGGTGCCGCAGTTGCAGCGCCTATACCAATACCCGGTGCTAGGGTAGCGGGTGCCTTGATCGGTGGCTTTGCTGCGAACATTCCTTACTTCTATGGTGATAACCGTGAAGCGCAGAAAGAAGCAATTGATCGCGGCCTTCGCACAGAGATGAACGAAGGCACAGCCTTTCTGTCAGCGTTACCACAGGCGGCACTTGACTCTATTGTGGACAGGTTGCTGATCGGTAAAGTACTGAACCCAGCGGTCATTCGGTCTGGTGGTGTTTTCACCCGCGCTGCCAAAGGCGTGGGCGCAGGTACTGTCGCTGAAGTTCCTACAGAGATAGGCCAAGAGGTTATAAACAGATATCAAGCTGGCCTACCTATTGATGACGCCGAGGCCATGAAGGTCTATGAGGACGTTGCGATAGCTGCAGGTATTACTGGTGGTACTGTAAGAGGTACTACCAATGTAATAGGTGGAGACATACGCAAGGAGAAAGCGGCTCAGGAAGAACAGGAAAAGTTTGCGGAACTTCAGGAAGATTTTGAAGAAGAGAGTGCAAGAACTCAAGAAACCATAGCCAGAATAAACGAATCAGAGCTGCGTGAAAACGAAGACATTACTGTTGAACCCACAATAGAGGTGGAGCCACAGGAAATGTTGGCACTACCTGCGCCTAGTCCTGAAGAAAATGACAGGCTAACTCCTGAACAAGAGATAGTAACTTTAGGTAAAGCCGCTCGTGAAGCAACGCTACCCTTCAACTCAGTGCCTATGTCTGAGCTTCCTTTGGGAGAGCGCCAGATCATACAGAACACCCGCAAGATTCAAGGTCTGGATGAACAGCAACCTGCGTCACTTGATGAGATACGCCGTATCGTAGGTGAAGGGGCGGCAACCAGAGAAGCCACCAAACAGAAACCTGTGTCTGGCGGGACATCTAGGTTCCAACCTGTAGAGAATAAGACATTCACACAGGATCAATATGATCGTGCCGTGGAGGAGATAAAGTCTCGTAAGAAATACACTGAACCAGCTATACAGAAAGCAGTGAGGGATACGGGGGTTAAGAACGTATCGCGTCAAGTTGCCAAAGACATCCGAGATGAGATGGTCAACCGTGGCATCCTGAGAAGAACACAAAAGGGCTATGACATAGAGCCTGATGTAGAAGCTGTATCTGATGAGATCGCTTCCTACAGAAGTACTCTGTCCAATCTGAACAAAGATATATACGGCAATAGTTCAGTCAAGAGGAAGAAGGGCGAGTCAACTAATGATTTCGTTCAGCGCAAGACTGGCCTTGTCGGACTCAGTAAGAAGATTGATTTAGACGCTCGCCGCGCATTGGATCAAGAGAACGATAGAGCAAAGTTCTTGAGACTTACTACTGAAGCACAAGAGGTAAGGAATCAAATCTCTGAAGCACAGCAGGTCATAGCTGAAACAGAGGGTAGGATAAACAGCGGACCTCAGTCAGTTAATATCCCATCAACTGAAAAGCCAAGGAGCATATTGCCGTCTGAGGTTCAGCAAGCGGGGACTACTGAGGGTCAAATAGATGCATTGCGTCAGTCCATAAGCAACTATGATCGTGACATAAATTTACAGAAACAAAACTTAGCAAAGCTGAAGAAGCAGTCTAAGAAGGTGGCCCTTAACGAAGAGGTCAAAGGTCTCTTGTCTGAAATTGAATCGGACATAGAAACCAAAACGTATTTAAGAGATGCAGCTCAGGCAAGACTGACAGAGCCGTCCGCTCCAGTTCAAGTATCTTCTGAGCAATACTTGGCTAACAAGGCTCGTGAGATTGCAAACAGAGCGGTCAATACGACAAGAAAAGATTCGTTCGACGCCAAACGACAGCAAGTATTCAATGCATTGCGTAAGCGCCTGAACAATCTAAATCTTCCAGACGTTAAGCTGACTGCTGAAAGGTTGGTTGCCCCTGAACTTCTTCAGCAAGAAAACCCTGAACTTGCAGAAGGTGTGTTCGACTTCACGGCAGCCAACAAATTTCATAACACTCCTTCCAACAGGGTAATATCTCTGTCTATGGAGGTTGCTGACCCAAGTAAGTCAGCTCAAGAGCAGTTTGATATATTGAAGGGCGTCATGAACCATGAGGTTATCCACGCTCTTAAAAGTCTTGGACTGTTCTCTGATGCTGAGTGGTCATCTCTCACTGGTGCAGTCAAGCAGCGCAAGTATGTGCAAATAAAAAACGGCCAGCCAGTCGAAAGAAAGTATACTTACCTTGATCGTGCGACAGCAATGTATTCGGGCAAGTTAAATTATACTCCTGAATCTATAGAAGAAGAAGCTATAGCGGAGATGTTCCGTGATTATGCTGACGGTAAGATCAAGGTTATTGGTCGTCCCAAAACTCTGTTCGAGCGTATCAAGAACTTCTTCGGAGCTATCTTTAAGGCCAACCAAGATGTCGGCATCAACAGTGTCGAAGATATATTCAATGATGTGAAGAGCGGTAACATTGGCAAGCGTGATCGTTTGCCTGAACCTGATGCAGAAGTAACTGAAGATGTAAATAGAAAGTCAATAAGAAACTTTGACCCTAAGCTCCCTGTAGCGCCACAGGATGCGAGAGCGCATAAGTTGCCATACGAGCTGCTAATACAAGGCAACGGCTCTCCAGCGGTCCTCCCAATCACTCAGGCCTATACCCCAGCCAATTCCAACAGAAATAATAGTTCAATTGAACAAATCATTGCGAACAACCCAGACGCTATGATGTCAGTAGAGGGTTGGATGAAGGCAATGCAAGAAGGTTTGGGTGGTGATTACATCCCCGCCCCACCATTGGTTGCCATTAAGTACTCCCAAAACCCGCAGGCCATGGCAGACAAGCTGAATCAGCTAACGCCAGAACTGAAGAAGGGTGTTGATGAGGGATTTGAATTTGTTGACCAGATAAGAGGAATATACCAGAGCGGCGAGGCATCTCCTCGCATGACTATGGACTTGTTCGTATGGGGCATCCTCTCTAGAGGCGCTGGTCCGGTGCAGCAAGAGGGTGCATTCATTGACATCATAGACAGTGCCTACCCAATTCTTGAGAAAGCAACGCGCGAACCACTGACGGATGATGACGTTGACAGATGGATGACTACTGTTTCATCGGTAATCCCAGAGGGTTCACCGGGTAAACAAGTTACTATGAATGTAAATGCCGCAGCCAAACTGGTTAAGGCTATGTCTCAGTTGGTCGGTGACTCTAACCAAACAGTTATTGATGTCATTCATGAGGGCATGACTGATCCTAACGTATCTGCTTCTGATATTCGGGAAGCATTCTTGTCAGGCACTAAGAGTGCTGGGATAGACAACAAAGTTCTGTCGTTCATTCTATTGGTTGGTGGCAAGGACGATGTTCTTGTGATGGATCGTATTCAGGGTCGGCACTTGTGGGATGACGGAAGGTACGGCGGTGCCAATATATACGATGGCATTGGGCCAAACAAAGAAGGTCTTAATGGTATCTTCCGTGGGCCGAGAGGCATATTAACAACACGCCTTCTTGAAGATGGTATGAGGAAGAACGTACAAAAGGCTTACGAACTTGCTGGGCGTCCAGAGGATGCAAGTCTAGGGCGTTGGCACTGGGAAACATGGGTCATAGAGGGTGAGCAAGTTGTAAACCACGGCACCCTTCAGGCTATTATTAATGGGTCTCCTATCGGCACCTCCGTTACTGAGGGAAAGACTGATACATTCTCTTCAGGTATGACGTACATACGCGGACAGAACGCACCTGTTGTTCGGTATCCACTGTCTGATGGTGGGTTTGTCTACATGTCACCCACTAGAATGAAAGAGTTTGAAGCCTTTATAAAGAAGCCAAAGAATGGTATTATACCCAGAGACTTCAAGGTTACGGGTCGTGCTGACATACCTTGGTTTGAAAGAAAAGAAGTCAACCGAAATAAATTAGACGAAACGGCAAGGGAGTATGAAGATGCGAAGCCCAATGGATCAATTCTTAGGAGCGATGAGAGGACTGGAGAACTCCAAGACGCCTCTCAGCGGGGAAACTCTCCCATCGACAGGAGATACAGCCTTGGATTCCTCGCAGACCCAAGTTTCCAATCTGTTCCGTCAGGAAGTGGAAGAGGACGGGATTCGTCAGGGAGCCTTGCGCCTCTTGAAGGTGCGCCAACAGTCCAAGGCGCGACAGGCCCAGACGAAAAATTAGTAGCGGTAGCGGAGCAATATGCTCTTGATAACGGTATCGATCTAAGAAGACAGTCTGAGTTTGTTATTCCCAATGTAGACCTTGCGACACGCATAGCCCAAGCATACGAAGAGATGGAGAATGCACCTGAAGACCCAGTGGTCAGAGAGGCATACGAAAACTTAGTAAGCCAAACTATAGATCAGTATCGTGCGTTGGAGGATGCAGGGTATAGGTTCTGGTTTACTGACCTGAATATACCAGACAATGTGGAATACCTGTCCAGCCCCTTCAATGCGATGAGGGATATTCGTGCCAATAAGACTATGGGTGTATTCCCTACAGATGAGGGATATGGTTCAGGTGAGGTAGACACAGAAACATCATCCAACCCAATGATGATGGATACTGGAATAGAATGGCCGTCTGGATCGCTAGATGGACCAAAGAAAAAAGTTGTTGCAAACGATTTGTTCCGTGCAGTTCATGATGCTTTCGGTCACGGCCTTGAAGGGTCTGGCTTCCGAGCCACAGGGGAAGAGAATGCATGGCAAGCACATGTGCGTTTGTTTACTGGCTCTGCCGTTGCAGCGATAACATCAGAGACAAGAGGTCAGAATAGCTGGCTTAACTTCGGCCCATATGGTGAGCAAAACAGAGACGCTAAAATAGAAGACACTATCTTTGCCGATCAGAAGATAGGTCTGATGCCATCCTTTACATGGGAAGAAGGCAGGGCTGGTAGTGTTGAGGCTGCAGTAGATGAAGATACTGATCAAACATCCACTGCTGATGAGCTTCCCGCAGTAGATCGATCCGCTATAGAACAGCTTCTTTCTGGGCAAGACTTAACAACACAACGCAAATTCTCAGTCAGCCCATCCAATGCAGATCAATTAGTTGCAGCTCCTGTAAAGAATAAGAATGGTTCATCCTCTCCTGTGTTCGGGTCTATGATAGACAGTAGAGGCACAAGAATACCCATAGTTCTACCAGCGGGTGAGCATAGACGCATTGAACAACGTGAAGGTGCCACTGAAGTTGGGCGTGGCCTGTACCACATTCAGCAACGCGGTCATGATCGTGAGCTTCTTCGGTTCTCTAATGGCAAGTACAATGTACTGAACGCTATGTATGACCTATTGAAAAGATGGGACAAACAGGGAAATGAAGATGGGGAAAATGTAATAAGCTATCCGAGTCAGGGTGGGATTGTTCTTGAATGGAGGAATGATATTCCCTTCAAGGCTCCACCCATGAAGCTGGTATTGAAGCCACGCAAGCTGGGAAGCGGTTACATCTTTGATATACAAACATTCTTTCCTGATCTTGAAAAAAAAGATCGCGCCGTTGTGGATGGTCGCAGGCGTTATAGTGTTGCGCCGCCTCCATTAAACAACAGCACCATAGCAGGTCAGATAAATCAGAAGGAAGTGGACATAAATTATGCTCGTTCTTCTGACTTCATAGCTAAAGGTCTTGGTAGAATTGTAGGCAAGGATAAGGCTCAAGCTCAAGCGGACAGCATATTAACCAAGTTCCAAGACTCTATGCTTCCTGTAGGTAGGATGATCCAAGAGCTGAAGGCGAAGGGTCTTACCATCGTTGATGCTATGGACACTTATCTGAAGGAAGAGTTGTATCATGGCATCGTCGGTAACGAGGTAGATAAAAGAGAGAAGACAATCTACCAGACTGCTCGTGAAGCTCTGAAGAATTTGAACATTACCAAGGATCAAGTGAATAACCTTCGTTCTGTATCTGATGCAGCATCAGAGAGTGGTAGAGGATTTATAAGTCAAGCTATTGAAACTTCAGGTAGTGATCGCCAAACAATAGGTGACGCATATCTTTACGCCAAGCATGCGAAGGAACGCAACGCATACGTCAGGTCTATAAACCCAGACAATAACAGTGGCTCTGGAATGAGCGATGCTGAAGCAGACGCAATCCTTATTTGGTTCTCTCGTTTGGACAACCAGAATAGTGCGGCTCTTGGTGCCTTGGATCGTGCGGTAAGAAATGTAGTCAGGGATACCAACAACACTCGTACTCAAGGTGGTCTAATACCTGCTGAGTTTAATCAAGTAGAACTTGAAGACGGCACTGTAGTACAGAAGTCAAACTACAATTCTTATGTACCATTGAGGGGTAAGATTGATCCCGACAATGAGACCACCGATCCTAGCCGCCCTAGCATGGGCGCTCCATTCGGTGCCAGAGGACGAGAAGATAGGCGTGTCACAGGTCGATACGACTACGCAACAGACATCTTGGCTACAACACTAACCCAGAACATGGGTGCCGTTGCACGAAGTGAGCGCAATAAGGTTGGTCAATCATTCCTAGAACTGCTACGTTCAGACCCCACTGTAACAAAAGAGTTTGGTACTATACTGAAAGCTCTACCAAAGACTGAACAGCTAAGGGGTGGGAAAGTTGTTAGGGCTACAGATCAAAGAGCGTATCTGGACCCCTTCATATTCACAGTCAAAGAGAATGGACAGGATGTATATGTTAGACTTGAAGATGAAAGAATAGCTAAAGCTCTGAAGGGTGATGTCGGGTTGGGTTCCTCACCCCTTGCTGGTGTTGTTCGTGCTATGGGCAAGGTCAACAGATACTTGTCCAGCATTAATACATCATACAACCCTGAGTTCTTTGTGACCAACTTGTTGCGAGACCTTCAAACCGCTGGTGTGAACATCAACCAGTATGATGAGAAGGCAATGACTACTGAGATTATGAAGGGTGTTGCTGGGGCGCTCAAAGGAATAAAGCGTTCAATCATAAACAATGATGACTCTTCCGACTGGTCAAAGTACTACAAAGATTTTGTTGAGGCTGGTGGTCAAAACGCTACGAACCAGATGACTACAATCGCAGATCAAATGGAGAATATCCAAGGGTTACTTGGTGATATATCTGATCAGGGAGTCAGGGGTAAATGGAACTCTGTAAAGAATAGCTTTATAGGTAAGAAGGCTGGATCGTTACTAAGCACTATTGAGAACTACAACACAGTCATTGAGAACGGCATTCGTGTTTCTACTTACAAGGCTATGCTGGATCGTGGCTTCTCCAGAGAACGCGCAGCGCAAGCGGCTCGTAATGTTACAGTGAACTTTGCCAAGGGCGGTGAATACAAGACGTTCATGAACGCATTTTACCTGTTCTACAATGCGTCTCTACAAGGTTCATTTGCACTTTTAAATGCAGCCCTGAAGTCGAAGAAGGTTCAAAAGATTTGGGCAGGCACCATAGCAGCAGGCTTCCTTCAGGACCAGTTGAACGGAATGCTGTCTGACGAGGATGAAGATGGCCGTCTTGTTTATGATAAGATACAACCGTACATTCTTGAACATAACTTAATTCTGCCTGATCCATTCGGCTTCACGGAGAGATCATACATAGCGATACCTATGCCGTATGGCTTGAACATGGCTCACAACATAGGTCGTGCCACCAGTCAAACCGCTCGTGGCGGAACCTCCGCTGGGAAAGCTACGTCTTCTATCGTGGGAACTATCGTAGATGTAATCAATCCGATTGGCGGGACAGAGAGCTTCACTAATTTTGCGGCTCCTACAATCCTAGACCCATTCATTGATGTTATAGAGAACGAAGATTACGCGAAGAAGCCTGTCTACAAAGAGGCTGCTTTCAATGACCGGGGTCCAGACAGTCAAAGGTATTGGTCAACAACAAACCCATCTGCAATATGGGTAACAAACATGCTGAACAATCTTACTGGTGGCACACCTGACACGAAGGGATTCGTAGATGTATCACCAGATGTGATGAACTTCTGGCTTGAGTATGCAACAGGTGGTGTTGGTAGGTTTGTCCAGCGTACTGCCGAGTTACCAGTTCGAGTGTATGAAGAGGGACTCGATGAAGATATATTCCGAGAGATTCCGTTTGTCAGAAAGATAATAGGAAGCGTTTCTAGTCGTGAAGACTATGGCAATTACATTGAGAAGAGAGACAAGGTTCTTGTCGCAGGTGATGAGATTAAAGGCGCTCTATCATCTGGAGATACTGAGCGGTTACAAAAAGCCAGACAGAGATACTCAGAAGAAATTAAATACCTACCAAGGATAAGGGCTATTGATAACGCTTTAAGGAAAGTAAGTGGTCAGATGAACTCTGTAAGGGGCAATATGAGAATGCCAGACGATCAAAAGAAACTTATTCTTGACAGGCTAGACGAGCGCAAACAGTTTCTTATTGGAAGTGCCAACAAGATTTTAGCAGGGTTTTAATAAAGTTCAGTTGAACTTTTGTAGCCTTCTCTGGGTGGAGTATGACCATAGCTTTTCTAATGGGCTTAGATCAATCTGATCCATAACTGATCCCATTCCGTGGCCCAAGTCCATTTGCCTGCTGTCTTTCTTGAACCTGTCCCTAGAGCAGTACCCTGATACATTGTAAGTATCTTCATCCTCTTGGCACACAAGGACTGCGCAGTTTGCCTTGAAGGCATTAATGTCTTTGAAGAGGAGGCGACCATCTGGATAGAATGTAGACTTAACGTCTATAGATATATCACCGAGCCACATATCTTCACCACTATCAACGCCAAGCTGGAAAGGATTGTGATCTATGTCGAATACCTTTGCCACACTAAGCTCTGCCTTGATGCCTATAAGATCAAGATCATTATCGTTTCGCCCCTGATCTCTTCTCTGATTGACAACTCCAGACGCCCTAGCTAACTGCCAGCGAAACGTAGCCGCTTGTTTACAAACAGATATCTCTCTAGGAGACAAGCGAACTCTCATGATTCTCCATCACTTTTCTTTTCTATCCATTCCAAGATTTCACTTCTCTTCCACCGTTTCATTCTGACGCCCAAGTTAATTCCTTCTGGGAAGTCTTCTGTTTTGCTTATGAACCTGTAGGTAGACCGTAAGCTCATCGACAGCATCTTTGCTATCTCGCTTACCTTCATTAGTTTTTCTTCCATTCTTTGAACCCCTCTCTTAATTCTTCAAACTTGTTTACTGCATCAGGGTTATCCCTAAACTCCGATCTCGACTTAATACCGCAATGGGTTCTGACGGCACTAACTGCTTCGTTCTCTTGATTAAATACATCCGTCTTCTTAGTCATGCCCATGCTGTACAGATAATCATGGAAGTCATTATTGCGGCATAGTAAACCTGCCGATGCAATCAATCTCTCAACATTCACCGCTCCCTCTCGCGGCTCCGGTTCGTCCTGATCGTTGAGCCTCACCATGGCAACCATGTACCTAGTGCCAACCCAGTCAGTGTGAAGTTCTTGAGGGCAATCATTTGGATGCACATTGAGGCGCAGCATGATGCCATTCTTGTCCTGAGACATTGACACCTTCACCGCCTCAAAGCCTATGGCTGCGTCTTTAATGCTACTCATCTTCGTCCTCCCTTAAAAAGTTTATAGGATTAAAAAACATAAGCTCTTCTGGTTTCACTTCTCTTTTTTTGCCACTACAGTGCTTGCAGTATTCCCCACCTACAGCTCCACATTTGCGACAATTCTCATTTAACTTTCTTAAATTTGGAGATGTCATCTTTCACTCCTATGAAAAACTTTTCTTCCGATGTATCTTTTATCGGGTGCCACATCATCACTGTTGAAGTGCAACTGAGCTGCCTGCAGTCTGTCAACATGGCTCTTTGTCTTGTCTTTCTTGTGACCACAGGTCTGTAAGGGCTTCGCACCACATGCGGGGCATTCAACCTGCTGAACCATTTCTCTAGTCACTGTCACCATTGTATCTATCCCAATTTACTTTTGCCCAATTGACAGGGTCTATTCCTATCAAGTCCCACCAAGTCTTCTCGTCACCGTATCGATGCAGTTCTGAATGGCAGTCGCGGCACAGAGGCACAGCCCAGTTATCTCCCGATCTCATACCTGTTCCATGTTCCCCAACATAAAGCAGGTGGTGTGCTTCCGCGCCGCGCCTACACACTAAGCAAGGTTCCCCTCGCAAAGTATTCAGGTACGCTTCATTCCGAATGTTCTTATGTTTCGGAATGAGCATGTTGTTATTCGGATATTACTTTTACATGAACTTCGCCCTGTATATCCCACAACTTAGCAATATTATCTGCAAGGTCTTTATTTGGTTTCTTGATGGTTACAGTGAGTTCACCTTCGTGGTCATCCATTTTTGAAATCAACCAATGATAGCTTTCATGTATACAAGAATAGACCTTCATCATGCGTTCCACTCTCCAAGTTTCCTTCTCGTGTGAGAAAGAAAAAATAACTGAACCTGCGTTATTTTGCATAGTATTTCTCCTATTTTAGAAAGGGATTTCATCGTCCAAGTCAGCGGACGGGGGGTTACCACTAGGCGTTTGCTGATACCCAGCGCCTTCTGTCTGACGCTCCCTCATAATGCTACCTCTAAGAGATAGGAAGGGACGCCCAGTCTTACCTGTCTTCCTCCAGCCAACCAAGTTGGCCTTTGGTTGCTCCACTCCCTCATCTATCTGCGCCATGAGGTCACGAATAACCTCTGGTTCTAGCTCTATGTTGCCAGTGTAGTCTGGCTGAGTTGGTTTTTCTTTCCTGTCATTCTGGAACAGGATACCTGATGCCGGATATTGAGCCATTACTTCTTCTCCTTCTGAAGTTTGATTTTCTTTTCTGAAATGCAATTGATTACTTTATCGTAATCAGCGGTTGCTTCGGTCTTCGCTAGGCCAAACATAGCTTGGTTGGCAACGTAGAATTTTTTCAACATGTCCTCACTCCGAGCGGAGCCGATCCATGAGCATGCGACATCTGACCAAGTGTCCCACTCAGACACGGCACGAGGCTCACGGTCTCCATCCTTGTAGGCAAATGTGTTTACCATCTTACCAAGGATAGGTTTGTCAGCCGCTGTGGGGGCCGGTACAGGAGCCTTTTGCTTCACCACTGGTTCTGGCTTAGGCTTTTCCTTTACCTCTTCCTGCCGGGCCTCTCCTTCGCTCTGAGGTAGGTCTTCACCCGCATAGATGTAATGACCCAAACCGTGATAGCTAATTGCCTTAGCCAACCCACGCTGAAACGCCGTGTTAATTGAGAAGGCATCTGGGTTTTGGATTGCCTTGTTGCGGTAGTCCAGCACAGGGAATAGTTCCGTTGCACTAATCCCATCAACATCAACCGTCACTTGAACGAATGAGTACCCAGCATCATCCCTTATGCAGGGTGAGCCATCAGGCTGTATGTGTTTGGTAAATGTTGCCTCTGGATAGTGGCTCTTCAATACACCCCAAGCCCATGCCCATGACAGGTATGTCAGCCCGTTCTTCTTTTCTGTGTGATCATTAACATTGATCGCTGATAGTGTCTTCCATACAGACATTATGTTCTCCATCCTTTAAATTGCTCACAGAACTCTGCGACATTGCAGTAGTTCCCTTCACACCGGGTCTTATCGCCCTTGCGAAATTCTATCTCCAGTTTCTTATCGCTGGACGCAACGTGTTCATTGGCGTCTTCTTCGCTATCCCATAGCTTCAACGCTCTCTTCTTTCCCTTCTCCTTCACGGCCCATTGGTTGGGCTTTGCCCATTGATCTCCGTCAGAACAAAGGGGAACCTTGTCATACAAATCGTAGTCCATCTGAGCGGACTGATGTACGTCGATACGATCATAGATATAATCTTCGCGTTCCTTCTCGCTCCAAAGGGGAAGTTCCACAATTACGATTGGTGACTGGGGATACTCTTTGTCAAATTGCGCACGGCGTCTCTGCCAGTCTCTGAGTATCGCACAGATGCGCAGCTTGCTAACTTTCTTCTGTCGGTTGGCACCAGCTAATGAGTTCTCTACCAGCCAAGCATAGCAATTCTGCTGACGTTCCCACTCAACCTTGCCAAGGATGACAGACCAAGCAGAGGTAACTTTGTAATCCGTAATTTGAACGGTGCCATCAGGTAAAACCTCTTGATGATCGAGCGCCCCAGACAGGGTCCAGTTAGCAATCTCTGCGTACAGTCGCTCTTCGACTTGGACATTCGCAGGATCGTCGGCGCTCTCCAAAACATGATGGACAGCCGTGCCAAACAAAGCCCAGATCATATCAACTACATCGGTCTCGATCTCTTCGTCATGCAGGTCTTTCATCAACCTGATACGAGGACCATCGATCAATGTCGTGACACTGATGTCTGCCTTGCCTCGTGAGTATTTATCATCTCTGGCAAAGTTTAAGAACGCATCCGGCAGGTTGTGATTGTTTGTAATTTTCATTGTTTTCTCCACTGTTTTGATGTTAGATCATAGGCAGAATGTAAAGTCAAATAGAATGTTTAAGGGTCAATATGAGTCATTTCGACATAACATTTACGGCTCTTGGAGAGCCAGCTTCTAAGGCTAACTCTAGGAAAATGGTTACTATTCGTGGGCGTCCAGCACTCATCAAATCTCAGAAGGCTAGGGATTACGTTAAGCAGTTTGAGCTGCAATGCCCCCAGCTAGAAGTGCCAACGACTGAAGATGTTCAGGTTGAGATGATGATCTACTACGCCAGCCGTAGGCCTGATCTGGATGAGAGCTTGATCCTAGATTGCATGCAGTGCCGCATCTATAAAAATGATCGTCAGGTGAAGCAGAAATTTATATACTGGGGACTGGACCGGGAGAACCCAAGAACAATAATTCGTGTCCGCTCATGTGATGTAAAAGATATTCCAGACTACCTTGTTATCGGTAGAGTATAGGTAGTCGATAAATTATAACGGTAGAGTATATTATAATATAATATATTAGGCGGGAAAAATATGACCCGTTGACTGGTGCCGTTTTTGTCTCGTATGATCGCCGGATCAGAGTAGGAGAATAGCCGTGCAAATCGAACAACAAGTTCGTGGCGAGGCTTACAGATTAGGGCAAGGACAACACAAAATAAAATGCCCAAGCTGTAGCCATGGCCGCAAAAACAAACACGATAAAACGCTTTCTCTCCGCATAGAACAAGACAAGATACTTTTTAACTGCTGGCACTGTGATCAGGAGGGAATTGTACCTATGCGGGAGAAGTTGCCAGAGACTAGGAAAGTGGAGCCAATGTCCGTAGCAAAGAACGTAAACAAGATGCCTCTATCAGGAGCTGCATTAGCTTGGTTAGCTAGCCGTGGTATCAGTGAAGCCACGGCCTTAAAGGCTGGATTAGTATCAACCAAATCATGGATGCAGCCTGTCGGGAAAGAGACAGAGAGCATCATGTTCCCTTACACAAACAAGGGACAAGAGTACGCATACAAAGTCAGATCGATTGAAACCAAAGCATTCATCTGCAACGGTGCGCCTCAAACCTTCTTCAACATTGAAGCGGTTCAACGCAACGACGATCTCATAATTTGTGAGGGGGAGATGGACGCGCTGGCCTACATGGAAACAGGATACGAGAGTGTAGTATCCATACCAAATGGTGCAGTAAACAAAATTACTAACGGGGCCATCGACCCTAAAGATGATAACAAATTCAAGTTCTTATGGGCTGCTGAGAAGAAAATAAAGTCGGCAGCTCGTGTGATAGTGGCACTCGACAATGACGAGGCGGGTCAGGCTACATCAGAGGAAATCGCTAGGCGCATAGGTAAAGACAGATGCTTCAAGGTTGAGTACCCAGAAGGGTGCAAGGATGCCAACGATGTGTTGATGAAGCACGGTAAGGAAGCTGTTGATGAAATCATCGTAGGTGCAAAGGCATGGCCTATCGCTGGTCTGTTTGATGCGTCCCATTTCTATGAAGAGATAGATGACATATACGAAAAAGGTATGGGCCGTGGCGAGAGTACTGGGTACGATAACGTCGATGAATTATACACGATTGTTACAGGCCAGTTGACAGTTGTTACAGGACATCCATCATCAGGTAAGTCAGAGTTCATAGATCAGATCATGGTGAACATGGCACAAAATATTGGATGGAAGTTTGCAATCTGCTCATTTGAAAATGAGCCACGCATCCACATCGCAAAGTTGATAAGCAAGTATACGCGCAAGCCATTCTTTAAAGGTGCAACAGAAAGGATGACTGAAGACGAGCTGACTGTCGGTAAGGATTTTGTTCAATCGCACTTTTCTTTTCTTTACCAAGCGGACGGATCGCTATCCTCTGTTGAAAGCATCATCGAAAGGTTGCGGGTTGCTGTAATGCGGCATGGTATCAGGGGTGCCATCATAGACCCATACAACTACATCCAAAAGAATGGAGACATAAGCGAGACCGACTGGATATCAGAAGTCCTGACTAGGCTTCGTGTGTTCGCTCAGTCCCATGGCATACACCTTTGGTTCGTTGCTCACCCCACCAAGATGATGCGGGATCACACTGGCAAGGTGCCAGCACCAAAGGGGTATGACATATCAGGGAGTGCGGCTTGGTTCGCAAAGGCTGACGTTGGACTAACGGTTCACAGACCAAACCCATCAGGTTCTAGGGTGTCTGAGGTTCATGTGTGGAAGTGTCGGTTCTCTTGGATAGGCAAGCAAGGCGATACCAACCTTGAGTTTGATGTGCCGACATCGACCTATAAGAAGTATGTCCCTGATCCCATACTGGACGCACCAACCCCATACACTGAAGTGGATAATGATTATCCATTCTAATGTTGACGGCTATTTGTGGTGGTGCTACATGTTGTGTCAGTACATTGATCCGCTTCTATATGTTCTCCTTTGTGTGTGACTTCTTTGAATGTTAGAAGGCAATGTTCTCCACTCTGAACTTCAGGCCACCTTCGGGTGGCCTTTTTTCTAATGAACAGTATTGCCCCCATCCATATTGAATACGTCCTTGAGTGTTTCACCAGTCATGTGAGATATTATATCCCACTCACTTTGTAGGTTGTATGCGAGAACGATGTTTGTGATTAACGCGGTAACCTCTTGAGGGGATGCCTGTTCAGGCATGTACGATAAGATTTTTAGTATCTCTTCAAAACTTAATACATCATCCATGCTTGAACCCACATCGTTTTTTAGATCACTCAATTCATCAGCTCCCTCATTACGGTATCCTTTATCCTTCTGCGTAGCAAACTCTCGCAGCGGGAGAATTCTTTTTGATAGGATAGTACAGCATCATCTGAGGTTTTGTACCTCATTACCCAGCCAGCTTCGATATCTGGTTTCTTGTCTTTGATCTTGAGTGCGACCACTGACCAAGCCCTGATGCCGTCATCGTTAATGCGAGACAGTCTGCGCTCCTGAGAGTTCATGATGAACCTCATGCCATCACCAGCCTTAACTCGTGAGATACCTTTATCATGAACCTTCTTTACCCATGTGGCTGGTAGGTGAACATCAACATCTGACATGTAAGACCTTTGTAGATTGGCGGATACCCCACCGCTAAGGCTTGATGTGACATACCAAGAAAAGGATGGGAACGCGCACTTCAACTCTGTTGATGCGTACAAATCTGTCGCTTCCATGGCTTTATCTATGACAGTCTTTTGTATGTTGCGGGACTTCATTTTTAATTTGATGGAATGCAAGGAAATAAATAAACCACCAGCGTACTTAGCAGCCGATCTCATTTGACTTTCTGATAGAATTTTTAGTCCGAATGGCGCGCCTTCATAGTCAAAATTCTTCCATTGATACTGATGAGGATTTTCTGATATCTTTTTTATCTCTTCGACCGAGAAGCCGTTAATCGTCAGGAATACTTTTATGTTTGCTTTGAGTTGCTTTATTCTAAGGTAGTTTCTTAATTGTGCTTCCATGTTCTTCACTCCTTTTTTATTTTCTAGTGGCAAGTTCTCCACCACAACTGTAGTAACCACATCCATCCACCCAGTTATCTATATGCTCTGGGTTTGATTTTATTCTTGCTGCTTTCAGTAGACACATCATGACCGAAACATCTACGGCACTCACATGGACGCCCAAATGGATTGACCAATAAGCACCTATGGTTTCAAAGTTATCCTCCATATCACCGTGATCAGATGCCCTGTCTTCCGTCACATACTGTTTAGCCTTGTCTAGTATCTGACCTCGCGTCATGTTCGTCATGGTTTTATTCCCTATATGTTTATGCCCTGCATCCTGAGCTTGCTTGTGTATTCACGCAACTCATTTCTGGCACGTTGCAGGTCTTGTTGAATGTTGGGGTGTTGCTCGACGCGATTAACCTCGCGCTCGTATTTATTAACTTCATGTCTTAGGAACCTAAGTTCCGCTTGTTGCTGCAAGTTCAACACCTCGTCACCCATTACTCAAACCCTCCGGTCTTGCCCTTGGGCGCATAGATGAACTCGCTTGATCTGATTGAGTGCAGTTCATGTGAACATCTTTTGGGTTGTCGTAGATAACGAGAAGCGCATCAGACCTGAGAACCTGTTCACATTTAGCGTAGTTCTCAAACCAAATTTCACCTAGCATATCCATATCCTGAAGCGGATAATAGATTAGCAACGCAGTAAAAAATTCCATCACCGATTACCTCCAAACACTTTTCGGAATGCCTCATCCAAAATCTTCTCCATGTCATCTTTACTCATCACGTTCTCCTCTCATCCACTTTATATCCCGTAGTAACTCTGCTTTTTCTTTAGTTAACCTCTCTAACTTCTGGGTTAACCTTGCAATCTCAGTGCGCTGAATAGCTATCTTGCTTTGCAGCTTCGCGTTTTCTTTATTCATCGTTCAACTTTTTTGTAGGTAGGTTATGCCGCTTCTTTATTTTAGAGACGGTGTACTGACTGATCTTCAGCAATTTAGCTATGTCCTTCTGGTGTATCTTGCTACACAATAACGAGTCTATTTGAGCGACAATAACTGGGTTGTCTGAAGCTCCGTTGCTAGGACGCAAAGCTCCGAAATTGGCACTGTTCCTTCGAGCTTCTTGAACCTTGTGATTGGGTATCTGGTTTTCTGCTCTAGCCAATTGCTGCATACAGTAACCGTATGCCTTCTCGAAGCTAACTCCCTCTTGCATAAGTCGCTTTACTCTATCCAAGTCCATATCATTACTCCCCTAAGTTTTTAAGATATACCGTTTCCCCAAATGGGGCTGGCTCACCTCGTGAATAAGACGATACCCACATTGTTGGGTAATGCGGCTGATCCGGGTAATCGAATATACACATGTCTGAAAAATACACCATGTTATCCACATTGATATTATTTTTTTCGACATACTCGAACACTGGGCGGACTTCTGTTCCACCTCGACCATTGACCTCGATCTTCTCGATCTCCTCACCCTGTTCGTACCGCCTTACAGTCTGGATCACAGCATCACATGTGATTACTGTTACTGACCGGGGCTTGATGTCCGCGCTGATTGCGTTCACCTCACCCAAGAAATAAGACAGCTCCCCACTTGAAACAGAACCGCTTGTGTCGATGCCGATCACAACGTCTCCGGCACCAATCTTTTGTATGGATGGCGCGACTATCCTAGATGCGTGATACATCTTACGATGTGGCTTGCGCATACTGTAGTCATCTGGCTGATCGCCTCCGACAAACCTACGCATGCTGTCACGCCAGTCCACTTGGCTGCGCTTCATCTCCTCGATCAGAGACTTGATTGCACCGGGCAGGTTGCCCACTGCCTTAGCTCCGGCTGCAGCCATCATGACCTTGCTGTCTATGTCCGCTTCCATCTGCTTGGCTTCCGCCTCTGAGAGGGGCTTACCGTTGCCGTCAGACACATCAGTGACCTCACCAAACCCAGCGCCGCTGCCATACTTTCTTTTGGCATCCTCTGGCAGTCTGCTGTAGATGGTCTCTGCACTCAGCCCATTGTACTCTGGCTCATTGAGCGCACCCTCTGGCAATACAAAGCCGCCCTCGATCAGTATCGGATTGATCGCTAGATCACATGCGATATTCCAAAGCTCAGGGTCACGCTCACCGCGCCGCATCATGTGCTTGAACGTGACATGCAAGACCTCGTGTGCCATGACACCGACTGTCTCTTCCTGATCCATCCCATCAACAAAGGATGGGTTCCAGCGTATTGACTTGCCGTCAGTACACATAGTCGGGATGCTCTCATCTGGTGAGACATTCAGCGACAGGGAAATTGACCCAAAGAATGGGTGCTTAACCACCAGCCTCGTGATGGCACGAGAAACCTTCATCTGTTCTTCCATCATTCCACTCCATAAAAAAGTTCAATAGAACTACATCCAGTTTAAATGGGCGACTTTCCCCCGATGGAAAAGTTCAAGATAACTGCATCCGAGGGTCTCCCATTACCCGACTAGTTATTTTTTAAATAACCCATTATGTGCAATGGGTTACACCGTTCACTCATCAAAAAAAGAGTAACGAATTTTATTTAGGTACGTTTGCTACCCAAAATCGTCCACGATTATGTGTCAGAGGATCAGGTTTTTTCCCTGACGCATGATCCAACTGCGGACATCCTGCGACTGCTTCAGTTCCTTGTGACGGTTGACACCATCCTTGATGACGAACGCCGCGAACTCTTGCTGCGGCAAGCGGTCAAGATACTTGATCACGTTGCCAGCGTTCTTTGGGTTCATCTTAGATGAGATCGCAGCGCATACGGCATAGAGGACAGCCGGGTTGTCTGGTATCTCAGCCGCAGTGGGCGCAGCAATCAGGGCATCAATGTCAGGGACACTGTCATACATCTGTAGGAACCCGGTGAAGTCGGCTGTCGCAGCGCGTCCAACCTGACCAGCGATAGCCTCTAGCTGGTTCACTGGGTCAAGACCCCATGACATGATCGATGCCACCCGCTCCCATGACCGTGGCGATGGGCATGCATCTGCATCACGATCAAACTTGTGCAGCCACTCAGGGCGGAAGCGCAGGAATGCTGACACACGCTCATCGATACGCTTGCTGTAGTAATAAGCGATAGTGTCTTCCATGTCCGCCTCGATCTCTAGGAACATCAACCTGTCTTTCAGGTGAGACGGCATCCCGTTGGTGCCAGCACGATCCGACATGCGGTTACCAGCGGCAACGATGACCCAGCCCTCTGGCAGGTGATGTGGCCCAACACGCCGCTCGTTTGTGATCTGAGCTGCAATGTTCTGATTGGATACTGGAGCCTGTGGCAGCTCATCCAAGAACAAAATGCCCTTGCCATCAGTGGGCATCCAGTCAGGACGTTTGCGCACCATGGTCTCGCCATCATCTGATGGCACTGCCCAACCACCCAGCTCACCAGCATCATACTGGGCGAGTGACAGTATCTCGCAGCCAATGCCCTTGGACGCGGCGATGTCTTTGACCAAGGTGGTCTTGCCGATCCCAGCGCCAGACACGAGGTATGGCACAACGTACTGGGCATCACGCCCGTTCTTTGTGTTCATTGCAAAGTCGATAGCCGCTTCGCAGATAGCTTTAGCTTGTGTTAGTTTCATAACTGTTCTCCAATCTGTCTGACAGATATTGCATATTTTATATTATGGATTTGTATCGATGCAGTTTCGATCTCATCGTTGTATGATCGCAGGCCCGTCTCCGTCCTGCGCCTCACCGCTTCGTCGTATTGCTTTCGCAGAGCCAGCATCGTCTGATCTAACTCAGCAACGCTCTTGTCATCATACAGTTCAAGAATTCTTTTCTTGTAGGCTTCGACGAAGTCATCGTGATCATCCTCCTGCAATCCGACAACGTAGTTCCCCATCTTGCTCATTACAGTCCCCAATTTGCTATGCAGACGGGGCCGATCCCCATCTCTATTGACACAGGATCAGTCAGCTCTCTGCCGCAGCAAGAACAACGACCAGTCTCACGACCATGCTGCACTGCCTGACCCCTAGGATCACCTGCAACGCGCACTACAGCGTCCGCTGTGTCGCTCTGACAGCTACTCACAGGGATGAACTGACCCTCCATGATCTTGCCTTGGTAATCTGGCCCACGCTTGACATAGACGGCACCAGCATTCTTGCCGTGCAGGGGTGCCAGAGAGAAGGCCAGCTCTGCAGCCCGAAAGACAGGCTTCTTGACCTTGGCTGTTTCAAGCAGGTCTTTGATCCGCGAAACGTCCACGGTGCGTGACATCTCTTTTCTGAACAGAGCCTTTGCTTGGACGTTCAGGATAGTACGCTCTGCAGCATCCCATTGCTTCTGCGATAGGTCACCCTTCGATCTGTACTGCATGACCAGTGATGCTGCGAAGTTATTCCATTCAGCCATAGCTGAAAGCTCTGTGATCATCTCTTCTTCGTCCATTACGAAACCCTCCCAAGCTCACGAATGTAAGCGTCACCAGTGTGGTGCTTTTCAACAATATCGAAATCAATTCCCTTAGCCGCGAGAGCGTCCAAGAACATTGACATGTGGCAATCTTCTTCAAGGTACAGCGTGGGGATGTAGGTATCTCCCTCGACAGTTGCGTAGCTGTAATCTTTCACCTGATCAGTGGTCAGGCCAGCGAGGCGGAAGTCAGCGTATGGCACTTGCAGCCAGCCGTGACCGTTGTCGGTGTGGTATGTATATGTTTTCATTCTAAATCTCCCTCATATTTCTGATCTACAAAGTGCCATGTGTTGGTCGTCAGGGTGTGATAGAGCATACCAAACCCAGCCCATCCTTTGACCTCTCCGCATGCCTGTATGATTTTGGCAGAGTGCATCAGGTCTTCTGTCTCGATGTCGCTCAGTTGACGCTTACATGTGATGTTCATTTGGAAGTCCCCTCATTTATAGAATTTATAGAAACGAACACGGCGTTCAGTGCGCCGGGCTGTGACATGAATTCTTTCTTGGCTTGCTTGATGGCGTCAGCCAGCCCATCAGTATCGACCTTCGATACTCTGGAAACCAAGCCTTCGACTGTGACATAGTATGTTTTCATGATGACCGCTCCTCATTGGCCCAGATCAATACCTTGCCGATCACCTTTGACCGCCGATCAGTCCGGCCCAATATCTCTTCCACAAAGTACTGTTCCAGATCAGCGAAGCTCTCGAACTCACACCGCTGGTAAGTTTTGCCATGAGCGGTGATATGGCTTATTGCTATATTCATTTCTCACTCCTTCAAAAAAGTTCAATTGAACTTAGCGTGACGGCCCCGAAAGGCCGTCCAACAAAGCTCACCATGCCAGCATGAATATCATCATGCCCACTGCGAAGGCTGAGAAGGCGAGGCCAGAGGCCACACCTTCCAAGAACGCCCAGCGTCTCTCCAATCGCTTCAACTTGCGATAGCTCATGACGCGATACCCAGAGCATCCATCATCTCAACCACACAGGCATCAACAGTGTCGTTCTCGACAGCCGCGCTGTCAGCCGCAGCCTTAGCCGCAGCCGTGTCGCGGTAGGCTTTACGCGCAGCCATCAACTCACGCATGACGTTCTGGAACTCATCAAGCTCCTCATCATCAAGGCCATCCCGAAAGACATCACCCTGAACCATCTTGCCGTTCTCATCTTTCTTGGTTGAGAACTTGCCGACAACCTTCTCTGCCAGCATCTGAGCCTTGGACTTCTCGCCCTCACCCTTGATAGCTTTCGCCAGCTTGTTCTCGCTGTCGATATCCATAGCGACAAGGTCAGCAACCACGGCAGAGCCAGTGTACTGAGACGGGATGTCACCGATCTTCTCTTTGATCAGGCGGACGGCACCAACACCGTTCTCGACATACCGCTTGACGGTAGCGTCTTTGAGGCCAGCTTCCTCAAGCAAAGCCTTGCGCAGCGTCTTTGAAACAGAGCGCGGCAGGTTGCCCTTGACCAGCTTGACCTGAGCGATAGAGGCGATGACCTCGCCGTAGGCTGTCATCTTCTGACCGTTTGCCGCGTCATTGTTGTCGCGGTTCTGACCCTTGAGGGTTCCGATCTCTTGTTCGGCCTGATAGACCACGTTGATTGAGCTGTCGGAAATTGTAAATTGTTTTGCATTTGTCATCTGTTCATCCTTTAGGCTGACGTTGCGTTGTAGGCATGATGCCTCCAATGACCCCGGCGAACCGGGATCATTCAAAGTATCACAACAAATGGTAGATGGCGGCGAGTATGCCGCCGTTGATAGCCACGACCAGCGCAGCCTTGTATATGAAGGGCAATGTCTCAGCCCAGATGTATATCTTGATGATGATGCATTCTCCTATGCTGCAATTTTAGTTTCTATCTTTTGGTCCAGCTCGTGCCAGCCGAATGGCATGCAAACCCATGATGTCCCTGAGCCAGTGTTAGTGACGATGTCACCGACTGACATGCTTGGACGTTTCATCAGCACGATCTCATTGTGAACATCGTCACAAGTAAAGCCGTTCATGTGATCGAATATCACGGTCAGGGCGTGATCTGAAACAACCTGCAGGCAGGTGGTCATGCGGTAGATGTCATGATCGAATGTGGCAGCGACAAGCTCATCAACATTGTCACCGCTCACCAACCCCATGCGGAAGTAGGTGTTCGCCATGTCAGAGTTGCTGTCAGCATTGATCTGATCAGACTTATCTTTGCCCAGTTTGCGCTGGTGAATTGTAAAGGTTGCCATGGTAGTCCCTCCTGTGAAGTTAATAATGCAGCCCCGAAAGGCTGCACAGTTAAGATCACGATGCCAGTATCGACTGCTCCTCACTTGAGGAGGCGAAGCCTCTCTGAATTAC